GATCTACAATAGCTGGCCTGATGACTGTGGGCCATGCTGATGCAGGGAAGTCAGCCATTTCATCAAGCACTACCGCATCAAAATACAAACCACGCATAGCGTTGTAATTATCAGCGCCAAATAGCCGAAATCTTGCACCATTGGGAAAGTCTATCCTCAGTTCGCTATGATTTACTTTAATGTGCGGAATATCTTTTGTGTATTCCAGCGCGTAATCCCAAGCCACTGCTTTTGATTGGCTGAGATACGGGGCGATATAAGCTACCCTGACGTTGGGTAGATCAATGGTTAGCGCATCTCTGATAAGATCATTAACCGCGGCTACAGTCTTACCAAATCGCCTGTGAGCAACCAATACTGCAAAGCGCTCTGTTCTGTCGTGAAACTCTCGCGCTTGTAGTCTTGGCGTGTAGTCAATTTCTATGACTTCCATTTGATGACAAACTCATGCTCGCCTTGTGCGCCAGATCCTGTAACTTGCATTGGCAGAACTTTACCCATCAGAGACATAAACGCTACGGGGTTTTCTTCTGCTTGCATCTCAAGGTAGGCCACCATGCCTTTTTTGCCGCTACGACTGTCACCCAATCGCTCAGCAGCCTCTAAGATTGCATCTTTAAGCAGCTTGCTGTTTTTGTTCTTAGCGCCCTTTGGCCTACCATTGCCAGCAGCAGGCGGTTTTCTGGGTGCTTTAACTAACTTAGTGTTCTGTTCAACTTCTGATTGCATTAGTCCGTCCTAAAAGGGTGCGTCTATATGTTGTGTATAGTATGCCAAGAACCACTAAAAGAAAAGACCCCTCTCATTGCAGTGCGAAACCTAGCCAGAGAGGGGCAGTTGAGCAGATAAGGGAGCATGACGCCCACTCAGATCCTAGCATTCTTCAAAGCGTTTTGCAAAACCTATTGCCTCACGGTAGGGCATCAGATCCTGATCGGTGACAAGCCCGCGTTCTACCAATGCTTCACCTAGCTTGCCGTTAATCCAGTTCTCACCAACAGCCTCACCGCGTTTAATCCTATCAGCATTGATCTTGTAAGTGTCGGGCTTCCAAGGCCCAGAGGCAACGTCACGGCCACTGGCCTTATCAAAACAACTCTTGATGGCCGTTGCTATGTCAGATGCTTTCGGCCATGAGCGCGAAGTATGAGCAGCCTTGATCTTTAACGCTGCACGTTCAAACGTGCCAGAAAGATGATCTGGCGTAGTGTTGTTTGGGAAAAGCTGGTTCAGAGCCTTTGCCGTTACATCAATCTCATCCTGCTGCGCTGTTTCGCTGCTGCGTAGATGGCTTGGGATGGCATAGCTGCTTAACATAGCCGCGAGATGCCGTTTAATCATTTCTACTCTTTGCCCGTAATCCATTATACTGTCTCCCGTTTTGCTTGCTCAATATTTGCCATAGCTTTTTTGTAGCTATTAGATTTCTCACCATGCAGTGATTTAAAGAACCATTCAACCTCTATGCTCTGCCAACCCTTTTCTTCGCACATAGCCAAAGCATCAGATGGCTCACCACCACCAACAAAGATCCACCGTAGTTTCTCAGACAATCTCTTAGCAGCGGTTTCAGTCAGTGGCTTCTTGATAGATTTGCGATATGCAATGAAACTGTCAGCAGCTTCTTCATCCATCAACCAAGTAGATAAAATATCCCTAATATTATTACTTTGTTTATTAACTGGTTTATTATCTGGTATAGGTTCGCCCTCTGGGGCCAATCCATTTGCCCTCTGGGTCAAATCCACCTGACCTACAGGGCAATACCATTTTGTCCTATCGTAACCCGACTTATTGAATGTTCCTGAGATGATAAGACCGGCGCTCTCAAGCGTAGACAGTGCGGTTCTAATCTGTTTGCCAGATAGATATGGAAACAGCTTTTCAAACGCTGCAATGCTGTTATATGTCCAGTAAGAACCCTCATGCTTATGACGATTGTTCGCTGCATTCTTCTCTGTCCAGAACAAAATATTCTGGTAAATGACAGCCGCATTGACGCCTACAGCGCAAGCAATGGCTGGATTGAAAGTGTGATTTGACATAGTAACCCCTTTAAATTTTTGTTCCTATAGTGTATCAGGAGTTCCAAGGTGTTCTCCGACACTGTTTACCCCTACGAACCGTCAGCATGACCAAGCTGGCGGTTCTATTATTTATGGCGCTCAAAATAATCTTCAAAATAATCTGATAAACGCTCAATTGTTTCATAGCGAATTTTGCCAACGCCATTACGCACATTGTATATAGTCCAGCGCGATAATCCAGTAGCATCTGCTATAGCTTGAACCTGACGATCACCAAGCATCTGCTGGATCTTGTTAAGCCTATACATCTTACTAGCTTCCATTTTTTTCACTCCAAATCAATTATGGGGTTGTGCATAAACCACATCGCTGTTAAGTACAACCTACAAAATGCAAGTAGGGGTACAAAATGCATAAACATCCAACACCAGCAGAAATCCAAGCTGCTATTGTAAAAGCTATGATTGAAATGGCTGTAAAAGAAAACATCTCAACGCATACTGTGAGCCGCATGATTAAGGCTGTAGAGACAGGCGTTAAAGCTGCAAACTTTCACCATGATTTGACCAAGGAGATTGCCGGTTATGCAAGCTAATAAATTTCACCAAGCAATGGATCTGGTTGCTGAACTCAATAAATCGCACGGTGTAAAGCAGCGCGGCGGCAAGCAATACACAGAGGTTGCCAAGCGCGTAGAAGCGTTCCGCATGTCATTTGGCGGTGATTACGGCATTACGACTGAGATTGTGCATAACGATGGCAAGACAGTTATTGTGCGGGCTTTGATTGCTGACAAGGATGGTTTTGTTGTTGGATCTGGTCTTGCTGAAGAAATACGCGGATCATCGCACATTACCAAAACATCTGCTGTAGAAGTTTGTGAAACTTCTGCAATCGGACGGGCGCTTGCCAGCATGGGTATGCATGGCGGGCAGTATGCATCATCTAATGAGATGGATGGCATCTCTCGCAAGGAAGCGGCACACGCTGAACAGTCTAAGCCAGCAATGGAATTAGACATAAATGCCAGAGTAGATGCATCTATAGAATTTTACAAAAACTGCACCGCGTCAGCTTTTGAGAAGTTTGAGCCAAAATTTAAAAAGCTCATTAACAGCACGGGGCTAACGTCAGACCAGTATGACGCGCTCTTTGATGCAAACAATAACCGCAAATTGGAGCTAGAAATATGAAAGCAATTACTATCGTTGGGCGTCTTACCAAAGACAGTGAAGTTCGTCAGAACGACAGAGGGGGATTTGTCTCCTTTTCTGTCGCGGTTGACGATGGTTGGGGAGAAAACAAAGGAGTGATGTTTTTTGATGTATCCTACAACCGCACACAGGTAGCGCAGTATTTAACAAAAGGTACGCAAGTAGCTGTGACAGGCGATTTAAAAACCCGTGAGTACAATGGCAAAACTTTCTTGGGTGTTAGACCATCAGAAGTTAAGCTGCTTGGTGGGCGCTCTGCGGAGCCGGTGAAATACACTGAGCATCAAGCCCCAGCACCTACAGCGGATCTGGATGACGAAATACCCTTTTAAGGGTTAATCAGGGGGTGGGTCAGGTTTGGCAATGGTGCATAAACTTGGCAGGAAGCCCACCCCCACAACCATGTGTTTAGGAGAAAACAATGGAATTTAAAATTGATAAAAAAGTGCCAATGCCAAATGAAAGAACTAAAGGATTGTGGCGCAATGTGTTGGTTAAAATGAAAAAAGGTCATAGCGTTTTAGTAAATGATGAGCGTGAAAGAAGTGCGATATGGCACGCTGCAAAGCTTTTGGATGTAAAATTAGTCAGCAAATCAGAAGGTGACAAAATCAGAGTTTGGCGGGCAAGTGCCTAAAATTCAAGTTCAACTAAAGAGCGGGCAGTTATTGCCCGTCTCTCAATACGATGCGCAGCGCATGGAAGATTTTGCTGATGGTCAAGTTTTTAACCTGACATCTACCGGCAAGAGATCCAACCCGCATCACAATCTCTATTGGGCGGCGCTGCGCAACGTATGCAAAGACACTGGCAAATGGCCTACCGAAAAACATCTGCACGATGAGCTAAAATTTGCGTGTGGTTACTACTCAATGAAATACAATGAATTGGCTGAAGAATTTATGCGTATTCCAAGCAGTATTTCGTTTGACCAGATGAGCCAGCAAGATTTCATGAAATACTTTGAGGCAGCTATGGAAAAGCTGTCAGAGGCAGTCGGATATGACCCCCTATCGTCCTACCTATGAAAACAAAGAGCATCTAGCAAAGGAGCAAGAGCTTGCTGAATTTGTTGCGAGCAAATGGCAATGCGTTATGCGAAAACAAGACAAATTCAATCAATTTGATTATGTCGCAATGCGCGGAAGCAAGGTAACGGCTTTTGTTGAGCTTAGATGCCGTTCAAACCCGATTAATAAATATCCAAATTGTTTTATAACATCTAGCAAGCTTGCACACGCACACTCGATGCACGGTGCGACAGGCTTGCCAATCTTGTTTCTGGTCAGTTGGGTTGATGCGATTGGCTTTGCAGACCTTACAAAGAAATACCCAATAACGGTTGGCGGTAGAACTGACAGGGGTGACAAGGCAGATGTAGAAGCCGTTGCAGAGATCCCGATCAAGGATTTCAAATTATTATGACAAACCTAGCAAATAAACCACCATTAAGCCTCAAACAGCCCAAGGAGAAAACAATGAAAATGCTTACACATAAAAATCCAAGAAACATAAAGATGTTTGAAGAATTTAACGGCGGTAAACCTGTTTCTAAAATTTCTGAAGAAAACAATTTAAGCAAAAGTCGCGTATCTGAAATTATTACAAAAATGGGGTACAGAAAAGATTATGAAAAATGGTTAGATGAAATGAAAACCAATTATGCATCTGGTTTACGTCCAACATATTTAACAGCAGACAATTTTGATGTTTGGGGCAGGACAGGATGGGGCATTTTTGACGATGCGATAAAAAATACTTATGCTTATTACTGGATGTATGAAGCTTTGGGAATTGAAACATTAGAGCAATTTGATGAAACACCTAACCCATCGCTACTAAGGGTTTGCAGGATAGGCCCAATAACTTTACTTCAAATGAGAGAGGCAAGTAAGCAATTTAAAAATGACAAATCTTGCGAAAAAACCACCGTTGGGCTTGAAAGAGCCTAAAGACAAAAAAAGCGTAAAGTTTTTGCGCTGGGTTAGGGAACAGCCGTGCTGTGTCTGTGAGAGGTTTGGGGAAGTGCAGCAAAGCGCTACCCAAGCCCATCACCCGATCCATGATCGTCACGGCACTGAGAAGCGTCCAGATACAAGTTGTATCCCGTTATGCGAAGGCCACCATCAGGGTCTTTTTGACACATCCAAAATCGCGCTGCATCGTGAGCCAAAGCTGTGGCGCGAAACTTATGGGCCAGATTACAGTTATTCCCATTCAACCGAAATATAAAGAACCGGCCCCCGCTCAGGGTGACAATACACTTTTCTGGCTCTGATGCTGTGAACCTGTTTGTCATCCATCACTACCTTACCAACAATCCCGTCCAGCGCAGCCTTGATAATGTTATCCAGATCGGGCTTGCTCATATGGCGTATGGCTCCATATTCGGCCTCTAGGCGCTTCATCTTGGGCCATGACTTAGGTATGTCCATGAAAGCCACCATATCAACGTGAACGGGCCTGTGTCGGCTCAAG